CCCGCTGTGTCCGCATGGACGGCGTGACGCTGCCGTTCCGGCAAAAGTTAGCGGAAAACGGCTGGGGCATGTCGGTGATCGAGCGTCTATACGATCGTCTGTTGGCGTTTGATTCTGGCACGATGGGCGCTGCCGAACTGCTGTTCCGCGCGTATCTCAGAGTTTACAAAGTGAAGGGCTACAAGCAACTCGCGGCGATGGCGGGCAACCCGGCGCAGTCACCGACCGGAATGCCCAACCCGTTGCAGGGTTTCTACCAGTCGATGGACGCCATGCGGTGGTTGCAATCCAACAACGGCATGACGGTGATCGACAGCGAGGACGAATTTGAGGCGCTGTCATATTCGTTCGCGGGCGTATCGGACACCATCATGGCGCTGGGACAGCAGATTTCCGGCGCGTTAGGGATTCCCCTTGTTAGACTATTCGGCCAGTCGCCCGCCGGGTTGAATTCCAGTGGCGAGTCCGATCTGCGGCAATACTACGACATGATCCGCGCCGCCCAGGAAGCCCGGCTGCGACGGCCGCTGACCGGGGTGTTTGAGGTGGTGCACCGCAGCGCGCTGGGCACCGAGCCACCCGATACGTTCGGGTTCACATTCAACTCGCTGCGGCAACTAGACGAAACCGAGAAAGCCGAACTCGCGGAGCGCGATGTGGCGACGGTGGTGCAGGCGCATGGCGCCGGGATCATCTCGACCACGATGGCGCTGAAGGAACTCAAGCAGAGTTCCATCATGACCGGCCGGTTCACCAACATCACCGACCAAGACATCAAGGACAGCGAGGAAGCCCCGCCGCCCTGGGAACAGCCCGACCCGGGCGATATGGCGGCCATGGGCGGCATGGGCGGACCACCGGGTATGGGTGGGCCACCGGGCATGATGAAGCCGCCAGGGATGCCCGGGGCGGGCGCGCCACCCGTGCCCAAGCCGCCAGGGGAGAAAAGCGGTGGCGACGAGTTTGGTGGCGACAGCGACAGCGTGGTGCGCGGGATCAACTGGTATCGCCGCGAACGGGCTTGAGCCGTGGCGCGCGAGAATGCCGAGGAATGGCGCGAGCGACGCCGCCGTCAGCGCGCCGAGGAACCGCGTCACAGCGGATTCTTCAAAGCCCGCCATGCGGAAACCAGCTTCGCAGCCCAACTGCGGCATCTGGCGCGACAGGTGGTGCGGATCATTGAGGCGCTGACCGACAGCGGCGATCTGGGCTTTATCGAGCCGCATGAGATACCGGCGATCACCGACGCGCTGGACAACTATGCCGAGGCGATCGAGCCATGGGCGCAGGCGGTGTCGTGGCGGATGATCGCGGAAACCAACCGTCGCGATAAAACCGCGTGGGAACAATACACCAAGGGCATGAGTGCCGCGTTGCGACAGGAACTGCGCGAGGCACCGATCGGTGCCGAGGTGCAGCGACTGATGGCGGATCAGGTGCACCTGATCACCTCGTTACCGCGCGAGGCGGCAAGCTGGGTGCATGAGCAGTCGTTGCAGGCGCTGGAAGCTGGCCGTCGCTATGAGGAAAAGACCGCGATCGAGTCAGGCTGGGACCCGGAACGCGGGCGGTGGACCCGCACCCCGCCACCGCGCACCGAACTGACCGAGGCGCTGGCCAAGGCGACGCCGCACGCGACCGAGAAGTGGCTGCGCAACCGCGCCACGCTGATCGCGCGGACCGAGACGGCCCGCACGGCGTCGGTGCTGGTTCAGGCCCGCAGCAGTCATATCGGTGCCGAAAGCTATATCTGGTATACCGCGAAGGACTGGAAGGTGCGGGAAAGCCATCGCAAGCTGCACGGATCGGTGCAGCGGTGGGACGCCCCACCGCTGTCGGACCCGCCGGATTACCACAGCCACCCCGGCCAGATTTGGAACTGCCGTTGCACCGCGCTGCCGGTGATCCCCGAGTAGTTTATCCCGGCATCGTCTGGCGCTGTTGCGTGGGTGGCGGCGGGGGGTTGTGTTCCGGCTGGTAGGCGCCGCCCTGATCGCGCCACGCCTCCACGGTGCGTCTGGCGTCCGCGACGGCCCGCTTCACCTGTTCCGGATCGTCAGCAACCGACCCTATCTTATCCAGCGCGGCGAGTAGGCCCTGGGCGGCTGCCCGGTTGTCGGTTGGCATGTGGACATCTCCTAGCGGGTTCAAACCCGCTAGGAAACGCGGCGCGGCCGATTTGGTTGCATGACAAAACAGTGCGGGCCGCCGCCCCCCGCCAAGGGGACGACGGCCCTGACCGGGCAGCACCGAGCGGGAAGGAGTCCCGGGGTGCTGGCGGCTGGCGTTTAGCTTAGCCTGCCCGGTGCAGCAGGGCACCGATTTCGTCGTAGGTCTCGGTCACCGCGAAGCCGCCGCCGTCGGTGAAGGTGATGCGGCTGCCGGGGCGGTCGTTGCGGCGCGGATAGTAGCAGCGGATCGCCGCAGCGTTGATCGAAACCGGTGTGGTCACCGGGGCTTGCTGCGCGACATCTTCGTCGCTGTCATTGCGAAAGTCGCGGTCCGCAACGATCTTGCTCAGTTCAATCATGGTCATCGTGGTCTCCTATAAGCCAGCGTGATTTATAGCCCGGTCGCTGGCATGGCCGGTGGCGTGGGATAGGCCGCAAGCTGCGGCCGTCCCTTGCGGCGGTGACGCTGACGCTCGATGTGCGTTGGCGCCTTATCGTCCCAGGAGTCCCGCACCGCTTCGTCCAGGCGCTTGCGGGCAATCTTGGGCATACGGAAGTCCCGGTAACCGTCGCGGATCACGGTCAGGTAATACTGGCTCGGCGGCATGATGCCGGTGCTATTCATCACGTAGATCAGCATCTCGGTTTCACCCTCGCGGGTGCGCTTGATCGGCACGTATTCTTTGCGATACAGCCCCGAACTGATCCCCTCGTAAGCATCCAGCGCCACCTCGCAGCGCGGCGTGATGCGCCAGACCCCGCCGTAGCAGACCGCGCCCGGCTCGGGGATGCAGTCGGCGACACCCCGGAACACCAGCCGCCAATCGGCCAGCCGCAGCCTGCCGAGGGCCACCGCATCGGGGCAGCGCCGCGCCATCTGGTCGAGGTTCAGGTTTGAACCGTAGGCAAACATCACCGTCATCACACGCTCCTATCGTCGCCGTAAGTGGTCATGCCCAAGGCCAGCGCGGCACAGGCAAGGCCGATGTAGCGCGGCACGTGGTGGGTGCCGTTCTCCCAGGTTGACCACGCGCCCCGCGAACATCCCAGGGCGATGCAGGCATCGCGCTGCGAGTAGCCCATGCGGTCACGCCATGCGACCAGGGTGGCCGCGTTCAGCTTGTTGGGGCGCTTCGTCGGGGGTTTCAGCATTGTATCCATTTTGGGTCACTCCGTATCATATATAGGCCAGTGAGGGGGTAAGCAAGTCAGTTAGCGGCAATCATGCCGCCCACTGCACCGGACCGGACAGGTTCGCCGTCCGGGCGCGGAAGTAATCGCGTTCGTCGGGCGGGCAGGCCAGCGTATCAAACAGCCCGTCGAGCGTGGCGGGCACCGTGCTGGTCGCGGCCGCCGCCTGGGCGAAGTAGCGCACCTCGCGCCCCGTCCGCTGGGTGGTGAAGCCCAGGCCGCACGCTGCCGCCTGTTGCGGCAGGCTGATCGACGGCCAGCCCGTGGCGGCCATCGCTTCGGCGCGCGTCACGCCTTCAGTGCGCTGCAACAGGGCGCCGACCAGGGATGCCTTGCTGCCCGGCCGTGCCGCGCTGGTCTGCGCTACGCCCTGGGTGGCGATGCTCACACCGGCCTTGGCGGCGTCCACCATGCGCAGGCAGAACAGGGTCCAGTTTACCGCCTTGGTGCCGTCCAACGTGCCGCTGTGCTGGCGGAACTCGACCGTGTGGTGCTTGCGGTAGGCGTCAAGGTTCAGCTTGTGATAGCGCGCCTCGCCGCCATGCGCGGTCATCAGCCGGATCATGCCAGTGAGGTCTGGCGCCCGATCGACTGCGGGCAGCGCCACATGAGTGATCGAGCGGCAGTAGGGGTTGGCACTCTTGCGCCGCGAGGCGGGCATGAAACCATCGATCACCGGCTCAAAATGAGCATACAGCTTTTGCAGGTTCTTGAAGAAATCCAGCGACGGCGCGGCGCCTGCACCCACGTGCACATGCAAACCGCACTTCTTGGAAACCGTGCAGCCGAAATCGGTCAGCGCTTCCATCACGCGGCGTGTCGCGTCCAAGCCATCCTGACCTTGCAGGACCGGCGAGACGATCTCGATGCCGCGTGTGTAATCGCCCAGGCTGCCATCGGTCACGATCTTCCAGTGGCTGCGCGTGGTGTGGTTGTAGCCTTCGGCAACGCACGGTGAGCAGAGCCGGGCGGTAACCGCCGCCGCGCACGCTGTCGCGCTGGTGGCATCCGGCAAGTAGCACTCAATCTCGATACCGAAGGTGTGGTCGTTGGTCATGGTAAGCTGCTCCTTTCAGCAGGAGCGGCGTTCGCGTTGGCGCGCTAGGCCGTCCGTTTGGTGTGGCACATATATGCGCCAACCCTCGGCACGATGCAAGCATTTATTTGTGCCAGCACAAATTATTTTCTGACCCCCATGCGGGAGGGTGGCCATGCGGTTCTATACGGTCACCAAATTGGGCAAGCACACCGCGCTAAGCCCCGAGGGCTACCTGATCGCCGAGGGCGTCGCGGTGGCGCGCTGCGGCCAGCAAATCTACCACCACAGCGAACTGCCGCTGGAACCGAACAGCGACGGGTTGGTGACGGTGCACCGCGAGCCGACCGAGGTGTTCCGTCCCGAAAGCATCCGGTCATTTCAGGGCAAACCGATCGTCAACGACCACCCGGTGGAGGAAGTGCGCCCCGAGAACTGGGGCAACCTCGCGATCGGTCTGATGGTCAACCCGCGCCAGGGCACCGGGGCCGAGGACGACCTGTTGCTGGCCGACCTGATGTTCACGACTCCCGTGGGCATTCATCTGA